AAAGATTTAACAAACGTAATTCCTGCTGTTGCAACTTCTATCGGTGGTATTGTCATGGCCGCACAACGTGGTCCAGTAGATGAAATCACTGCAATCGCTTCGGAAGAAGAACTGGTTTCCATATTTGGTAAACCTCAAACTACAGGCAGTCAATTTGAAGATTGGATGTCTGCGGCTTCATTTTTAGGGTATGGTAATGCTCTAAGAGTGGTTCGTCCTTCCTCGTCTACATTGAAAAATGCAACTAGTGGGTCTGCTGGTTTGTTAATTAAAAATTCATCCCATTATGCTGATGGGGATGGTACTACAGGACCATATATTGGTGCAGATGCATCTGCTTCAACTGTAGGAAGGTTTACAGCAAAAACTGCTGGATCTTGGGGTAATAGTTTAAAAATTGCATCTTGTCCAGATGCAGCTGCTTATGAAGAAACATTTTCAGGAGGTACTGGAACACTTGGTGTTGTAGATGGAACTCCGGCAGCTGGTGCAACCGCAGTAGTAATAGATAAAGCTGGAGGTGCTGATGGTGTTGGTGGTGCAAAATTTTCTGTTGGAGATATTGTTTATTTTCAAGAATCCAATGGACAAGAATATAAAGTTACAAATATATCTGCTGATACATTAACTATCGAAAGATTTGGAGTTGTAAATAAAACAGGAGGACTTACTAATGCTCTTGTTGATGCAACTGATGTTCGCAGACGATGGGAATATTATGACCTATTTGAATCTGCACCCGGCACATCAACATGGGTTTCAGATCGTGGTGGTGCAAATGATGAAATGCATATTGCAATTATAGATGAAGATGGTGCAATTTCTGGTGTAGTTGATGAAGTTCTAGAGACATTTACTGGACTTTCAAAGGCTAACGATGCTCTTGCAGAAGATGGTTCTGATAATTATTATGTCAACGTATTGTATACTGGTTCAGATTATGTTTATGTTACGGACCATCATGCTTCAGGTACAAATTGGGGTGGTACTGGTGTAGGTGTAACATTTACAGATATTACTGGTGCATTTTCAGATTCACTTACAAATGGTACAGATGATTATTCAATTGCAACATCAGCTGCTCAATTAGGAATTGACAGATTTAAAGACTCAGAAACAGTCGATTTAAATCTATTCATTACTGGTAAAGCTGATGCAACTGTAGCGAAGTATGCAGTAGATATGTGTACTAATCGTAAAGATGCAGTATGTTTTGTTTCTCCAGAATCAGATGATGTGGTTAATGTCACAACTGAAGTACAACAAACTGCAAATGTTAAAGATTTTTTCAGTACTTTTCCTTCAACATCCTATGCAGTATTCGATAGTGGATACAAATACACATATGACAAGTACAATGACACTTATCGGTTTATTCCGTTAAATGGTGACATGGCTGGTCTTTGTGCAAGAACAGATTCAGTTGCAGATTCATGGTTTTCTCCTGCTGGATTTACTAGAGGACAAGTTCGTGGAGTTGTAAAACTTGCATATAATCCTCAGAAAGCAAATAGAGACATTCTCTATAAATCAAGGATTAATCCAGTTTGTACATTTCCAGGGCAGGGTACAGTTCTGTTCGGAGATAAAACTGCACAATCAAAACCAAGTGCATTTGATAGAATCAATGTACGAAGATTGTTTATCACTCTGGAAAAAGCAATCGCTACCGCTGCTAAATTTCAGTTATTTGAGTTCAATGATGAGTTCACAAGAGCTGGATTTCGCAATCAAGTAGAACCTTTCTTGCGTGATGTGCAAGGACGAAGGGGTTGTACTGATTTCTTGGTAGTTTGTGACGAAACCAATAATACAGGTAGTGTTATTGACAGAAACGAGTTTATAGCAGATATTTTTATCAAACCCGCTCGTTCTATTAACTTCATTTCTCTGAATTTCATCGCCACGAAAACTGGTGTTGCGTTCAGTGAAGTAGTAGGAGCGTAAGGAGATAATCATGGCAAATATAAACGACTTTAAAGCAACTTTAAAAGGTGGTGGTGCTAGAGGTAATCAGTTCTCAGTCACTATGCCTTTTCCTGGCTTCTCAGCTGAAGGTGGAGAGACAAGGGTTATGTCTTTTCTTACCAGAGCAACAAACTTGCCTGGCATGACTTTGGGTGAAGTTCCAGTTCCATTTCGAGGTCGAGTCCTGTATGTTGCAGGAGACAGAGTTTTTGAAACATGGACTACTACTATTATGAATGATACTGATTTCTTGATTCGTAACGCTTTCGAGCGATGGATGAATGAAATTAATGCTCTTTCTGATAATAGTGGATTGGAAAACCCATCGGATTATCAAGTTGACGCTTTTGTAGACCAACTTGACAGGTCGGGTGCAATAATCAAATCCTATACATTCAGAGGACTTTTTCCTCTGACTATCGCTCCTATCGAATTAACTTACGATGGAAATGATGCAGTAGAGGAATTTGAAGTCACATATCGTTACCAATATTTTGAGTCAAATACTACGACATAAAATCCGTATAAATATTTAATATTGAATACGGAGTATTATGGCGAATTTATTTGGATTCCAGATAACGAGACAATCCAAAACAACTAAGGGAGAGCAACCAACTTTTGTTCTCCCTGAACCTGAAGACGGAGCGGCTACTACATCTGGTGGATTTTATAGTGAATTTTTAGACATTGAGGGACAGACTAAAAACGAATACGAACTTATTCGTAGATATCGAAGTACGTCTGACCATCCAGAATGTGATTTAGCAATTGAAGATATTGTAAATGAAACTATTTCTATAGAGGATTTACGAGATACAGTATCTATTGTTACAGATGACCTACCTTATACCTCAAAAATCAGAACTAGAGTTAGACGAGAGTTTGAACAAATTATGCGTTTGTTGGACTTCAATAATAAAGCTCATGACATATTCAGGCGTTGGTATATTGATGGTCGATTACATTATCATAAAATTATAGATGAATCTGACCCACAAAAAGGCATTCAAGAATTAAGGTATGTTGATGCCCTTAAAATAAAAAGAGTTAGAAAAGTAGACAGAAAAATAACCACAAAAGGTTCCCCTACTCTAGAAATAATAGAGGATTACTATCTGTATAATGATAAGGGAATAAACACTACCTCAAGTGGTGGATTTAAAATTACTAAAGATGCAATCGCATTTTGTCCTTCAGGATTGCATGACCCAACAAAAAATATTGTTTTATCCTATCTTCAAAAGGCAATTAAACCAGTAAACCAACTCAGGATGATTGAGGATGCAGTAGTAATCTACAGGATTGCAAGAGCTCCAGAAAGACGAATCTTCTATATTGATGTTGGTAATCTTCCGAAGGTAAAGGCAGAGCAGTATCTCAAAGATGTAATGAATCGTTACCGAAATAAGCTGGTGTACAATGCATCAACTGGTGAGATTCGTGATGATAGAAATCAGATGAGTATGCTGGAAGACTTCTGGTTGCCTCGTAGAGAAGGTGGAAGAGGAACAGAGATTACTACACTTCCAGGCGGACAAAACCTCGGAGAGATTGAAGATATTATCTATTTTAGAAATAAACTTTATAGGTCTCTCAATATTCCTGTTAGTAGATTAGAAGAAGGTTCTACTGGTTTTAGTTTGGGTAGAGGTGCAGAAATTACGAGAGATGAAGTAAAGTTTACCAAATTTGTACAAAAACTCAGGAGAAAATTTAATACTCTTTTTAATGACCTTCTAAAAACTCAATTGTTACTCAAAGGAGTTATTGCAGAAGAAGATTGGCCTTCAATAAGAGACAATATCTCTTACCAATACCTCAAAGATGGACATTATGCAGAGATGAGAGACATGGATCTCTTGCGTGACCGATTAGATATACTAAATACTATAGAACCTTATATTGGTGAGTGGTTTTCTAAAGAATATGTCCGTAAACACGTTTTCCGAATGACGGAAGATGAAATAAAAGATATGGATGACCAAATAGAAGACGAACCAGAACCAGAACCCATTGACCCTGCACAGAAAGTGCCGGGCGGTGGAGGAAGTCCAGCTCCAGCTGGAGGAGAACCCCCACCCGAAGGTGAGGAAGAACCAGCAGATAACGAACAATAAACAATTGACAGTAAAAGGTAAATTATGAGTATTCCAGATATGATAGGCGCTTTGGTTGATGATGATAAAATATCAGCTGAAAGTGCATTTAAAAATGCAATAGCAAAAAAAGTTGGTGATGTACTGGATTTGAAAAGAATTGAAGTCGCTAATTCTTTAGTTAAGCACCATGTACCACAAGATGCAGATGCCAGTGAAGAAGTTTAGTGAGTTTCATCAAACTGTTAAAGAGAAAGATGAACATAAAAAATCAAGTGAGTATAAAAAACTCAACCCAAAAATGAAGAATGCAGTAGATACAATATTCACTTCATTAGAAAAAGGTGGAACTGATTTTTTAAGTACATTTGACAAAACTGTATCAAAGGTCGCAAAAAAATTTGGGGTCAAAGATAAAGATATTATGAATTATTTTGACAAAGAAATGCTTACAATTTAGGAGTTAAAAATGAAACTTTTAGCAGCAGCCGCTGCCGCCGCAACTACCAATAGTACAGTGGGTGGAGCGGCCGCAGTTTATGTAGTAACATCGGGAGCCTTTACTCTGTCTGTTGTAGATTCAGATGGTACTGCCGGTGGAACAGATGGAACAGTCCTTGGTACTATAGAAGTACCTACTGGTTGGACAGGTATTATACATAAATACCCAAACCAATTTCTCAAAGGTGGAAACAACGCCGCAAAATTTACAAAAATAGATTCAGGTGCATACTACTAAGGAGAAGATATGAAATTAATCACAGAACACTACGATGACTTTGAAGTTCTTACTGAAGGAAAAGATGGTAAGGATGTGAAAATTAAAGGGGTTTTTATGCAAGCCGAAACGAAAAATCGTAATGGCCGAGTGTATCCTCTTGATGTTTTGCAAAAAGAAGTCAAAAGGTATACAAAAGAATTGGTCGAAAATAAACGTGCTTTCGGCGAACTAGGTCATCCAGACGGACCTACTGTCAATCTGGATAGGGTTTCTCATATTATTGAGGAACTATATCCCGAAGGTAATAATATCATCGGGAAAGCAAAAATTCTTGATACTCCTAATGGGAAGATTGTCAAGGAATTGCTAAATGCAGGTGCAAAACTTGGAGTCTCTAGTAGAGGAATGGGAACACTTGAAAAAAGGGGTCAGACAAATTATGTCAAAGACGATTTTTATCTTGCAACAGCAGGAGATATCGTTGCTGATCCATCAGCACCAAAGGCGTTTGTGGAAGGAATAATGGAAGGCAAAGAATGGGTTTGGGACAATGGTATTCTTAGAGAAGAAGAAGTTGCAAGGATTCATAGAGTTGCTTCCGCTAATAAACAGGCTGAGGCCTTTGAAATGTTCCTTTCAAAACTCTAATTTTATAAATATAATTAACAAATTTACTCAGGAGACTTTATATGTCTGATGAACTCAATAAAGAGATGGAAGAAGTGGTTGAGGCAACAGCAAAACCTACAGGGGTAAGCGCAAAATCGCCAAGTGCAACCAAAACAACTGTCAAAGTGAAACAAGAACCAGAAAATATGCAGAAGTCACAAGGTGGCCCAACTGCATCATCACCTAAATCTAAAGGTGATGCTAAAAGTATTAAACCTATTTCCCAAGCGGAGGAAACCGAAATGGAAGACCAAGTAGATCAAGTTGAAGAAACTGTCGAAGAGTCAGAGGAAGTAATTCAAGAGATGCCTAAACTCAAGTCAGATATGCTTGATGGTTTGGTCGCCCACATGAAGGGACTCAAGAAAGAAGAACTCGCTGCTCTTTATTCCAATACTCTTATGACCGAAGAGGACGAAGAAGAGGAAGAAGACGAAGAGGAAGAGGAAGAAGAAACAAAAGTTAAGAAAGAATCAATCGACCAAGTTGTAGATTCTTTAGATGTTTCTGACGATGTTTCTGCCCTCGTAGATGGAGAAGAACTTTCCGAAGAATTTAAGACAAAAGCTGCAACAATTTTTGAAACAGCAGTCAAATCAAAAGTTCGCACAGAACTTGAGAAAATCCAAGAAGAAAACGACAAGGTTATCGAAGAGATGGCTGAGTCAACAATCAATGACATGACAGAAAAAGTCGATGACTATCTGAACTATGTTGTTGAACAATGGATGGAAGAAAATCAATTAGCCATTGAGCGTGGACTCAAAGGTGAAATTGCAGAAGACTTTATTAGTGGACTGAAGAATCTTTTTGAAGACCACTATATTGATGTTCCAGATGAGAAGTATGACATTCTGGAAGCCAACTTGACACGTATTGAAGAGTTGGAAGAAAAACTTAACAAACAGATGGACGAAAATATCCAGTTGAAAAAGGCAAAAGGTGAACTCGTAAAAGAGTCCATGATTGCTGACATTGCTAATGGGATGACTGATACTGAAACTGAGAAGTTCCAAAGTCTGGTTGAGGATGTAGAATTTTCTGATGAAGAGTCCTATACGGAAAAACTTCAAACAATCAGAGAAAGTTATTTCGGAACACAAGAAGTATTAACTGAAGATGCTTCCGAAACAACATCCACAGAGCCTGTTGAAGAAGTCTCTAAGTCAATGGAAAAGTACTTAAAAGCCATTGGACGAGATGAAGCAAGGGCACAAAAATAATCTGAATATTTTCAAGGAGAATTTATGTACAATTCAGAAAATCTTCAAGAGAAGTGGCAACCAGTACTGAATCATCCCGATCTCCCAGAGATCACTGATTCTTACAAGCGTGCTGTTACTTCAGTAATCTTGGAAAACCAAGAGCGTGAAATGAACGCTCAACAGCAAATGCTTGCTGAGGCAGATATGGCTTCAGGTGCAGTTGCAAATTTTAACCCAGTGTTAATTTCACTGGTTCGTAGAGCTATGCCTAATTTGATGGCATACGATGTTTGTGGTGTTCAACCAATGACAGGTCCAACAGGACTCATCTTTGCGATGAAGGCACGTTATGGTGGTGGAGACACAGGATTCACCGAAGCTCTCTTTAATGGAGCTGAAACTTCTGCCAGTGGTAGAGGTGGAGTCGGCGCCGGAGACATTAAACAAGTCGGAACAAACCCAGGCGTTCTGAATGATGGAGGAACTGCTCCTCAGTCAGTTGATGGAGGTTCACCAGACGGAGTTTATAACGCCAGAGCTGGTATGACTTTGTCACAGGCTGAAGCACTTAGTGGTGGTTCAACTGGTACTGATGATGCAAGCCCACCAACTGGTGATTTCCCAGGCACAGCGTCTAGTGCTAAAGATGGGGAATTTCAGGACATGGGTTTCACAATCGAACAGTCACAGGTTACTGCTCGATCACGTGCCCTGCGTGCTGGATACACAATGGAACTCGCACAAGACTTGAAAGCTATTCATGGTCTGGATGCTGAGTCCGAATTGTCCAACATTCTTTCGACTGAGATCCTTGCTGAGATCAATCGTGAGGTTGTCCGTTCCATTTACACAGTTGCTAAGCCTGGTGCTCAGGGAACAACTGCTGATGGAATCTTTGATCTTGACACAGATTCCAATGGAAGATGGTCAGTTGAGAAATTCAAAGGTCTGGTATTCCAGATTGAGCGTGATTGTAACGCTATCTCAATCGAAACTCGCAGAGGAAAAGGAAATATCCTTATGTGTTCTGCTGACGTTGCTTCTGCATTGTCCATGGCCGGTACATTAGATGTCGGTGGAAACATGGGTGGAGGAAACTTGAGTGTCGATACATCGGGAAGTACTTTTGCCGGAACAATCGGTGGACGAATTAAGGTCTATGTTGATCCTTATGAGTCTCTTTCAACTGGAGCCGGAAACTGGTATGTCGCTGGATATCGTGGTGCTTCTGCATACGATGCCGGACTTTTCTACTGCCCATACGTTCCATTGCAAATGGTTCGTGCGGTTGGTGAGAATGACTTCCAGCCAAAGATTGCGTTTAAAACACGTTATGGAATGGCTGAGAATCCATTTGCCCGCGCAGCTGTTGCTGCTCAGATCGATGTTAATGCATTGGCACCTAGTCTTAATGTTTACTATCGCAGAGCGAGAGTAAATAACATCATGTAATCACATGATTATTAGGGGGGTAAAAAAGACCCCCCTTTTTTCCTACCTAAATACTTGTAGAGGAAATATATGGCCGATACAAGTCAACCCACAGTATTCGATTACGCATCACCCACAACTTGGAGGATTAAATTTGCAAGAATTCCCAAAGTTGAATGGTTTTGTACAAATGTAAATTTACCAGGCATCACTCTAGGTGAAGCTCAGTATCCTACTCCAATGATGGATACGTATCTTACAGGCGATAAATTAACATTTGAAACATTAAACATTACCTTTTTGGTTGATGAAGAATTACAGAACTATAGACAGTTATGGGATTGGATGGTTGGAATTGGAGCTCCAAAGAAACATTCACAGTTTTCAGCTGCTCTGACAGGTGGTTCTAATCCAACATCTCAAATGCCTACATCTGATGGTACTACTCCATCTGAAAGTGGACTTTATGATGATGCAACTTTGATTGTATATAATTCAAAGAATATTGCAAAGGTCAATATACACTTTAAACAAATGTTTCCAACCAGTTTATCTGGACTGGCCTATGCTCAAGATGCAACTGACGTAGATTATTTTCGTGCAGATGCTTCTTTTCGATTTATGTATTATGAGTTTGAAACATCGACATAAATACTAATGAGTCGCCCAGACATATTTTTGATTAAATAGTCCACTCGATTCATGTGCGACAACATACTTGGGTGCCTTGGGCGACTCATTTTTG